GATGGAGATCAAAATGTAACCAAGATGATGAAAGAAACTGCGGACACTATTTCCATGGACATAGGTGGTTATCGCGCACCTACGAAAACCCAGAGTTCCTCAGCTCATGTTTACATGAGTCCTGAGGACATTGCAGATTTTAAAAAGCGTGGAATCGCTGCGGCAAGAGCGTCGGGGATGATAGTGGATGTAAAACCTAAGGAGATTGAAGAATGAAAGAGATTATCAAAAAGCTAAAGGAACGTAAAAGGTTTCTTAAAGGTAAGGTGAATGAGAAAAAAAGAAATATTCTAACTGCAATAATAGAAGCATTGGAGGCTTAAATGAGTTTCAATCCACTAACATGGATAGGTGAGGCCTTAGGCATTGTTAACAAAGGTATGGATATTGCCAAAGAAGCCGTAACTGATAAAGACGAACAAAATAAGCTAATAGCTAATCTTGTAGAAATAAAATTAAAATTAGAACATGGTGAGTCTTATCTTGCTGAACTGACAACAAAAACTGTTCCATGGATTGATGGACTTCATAAGATGGGAAGGCAGATTATAAATGTACTTACCATCGTAGCGGTTGTTCTCTTAATGCTTTTGGGCAAGACCATTACGCCGGAAGTTGCTATTCTACTAGGTGGTGGAAATGTTGCTTATCAATTAATAAAAGGTAAAGGTAAATAACTATGTTTAAAAAATCAACAAAGTGGTTTGTGTCAATACTTTTACTCCTATTCTCCTTCACCTCAGTCCATGCTTGGGAGTATGCAATAAACCCAGTCATAGTCGGAACAGCCGGAATCTACACTGACTCCCGTGCTTATGCCACCTTAGCACTTGCAATAGCTGACATTGCCGGACTTGAACGAGACCTTTACATCGCCCGAGTGGAAACTGTTGGAACTCTAACAATCCCTGCAAACGTCCGCCTTCACTTCATGAATGTAGGTGCAATTTCAGTCACTACTCAACTAACAATGAACACCACTCAAATTTTTGCTAAGGATGTAGCTATCTTCGCTGGAGTTGGAGACATAGACTTCATCGCTGGAAGTGTAGTCCGATCCTCTTGGTTCGCCGATTTCGATGAAGCTCTTGATGTAACTAATGATGATACCTTAACCATGGTTATCTCCGAAGCACTCACCATGGATGATGATGGTGAGGTAGGTGACGATGTAACCTTACGTTGGGAATCACCTCTCATCATCAACACTGATGACCATGATTTAACTAACATAGGAAGTATTGAAGCTGGGTCTTATCAAATCTTCGCCGTAGGTACTAACACTCCAGACTTTCTCGCCGGTTCAGTGGTTAAATCTTCTTGGTTCACTAGTCTTCAAGTCGCAGTTGAATCGACCGGAGATGAAAATGTAGATCTAACCATCCTCATTGATCAAAATGAAACTGTCGAGGCTGATACAACTACAGACCTCTATCAAGCATTAAAAATGAAAGACAAAGGTTGTGTTATATCTGTAACTGTAGGTGACACCCTAACCATCGGTGGGCAGTTCATAGCTGGAATCCAAGAAACCTTTACTGGAGCTGGAACTGTCACATTCGCTGCAGATGCATTTGCAACTGAAGAACTCATCTCAGAATGGTGGGGAGAGAATACAATTCCTGGCACTACCGACTTAACTGATGAACTTCAAGATTGGCTTGATGCTTCTTATACTTCTAAAATCCCTTGTTTCCTCTCAGGTGGAAGACATCTAGTTGGAAAACTTTATTACTCAGGTCAATCAATAAGAGGAATTCCTGGATCTGGTGCTTATGAAGCTACAGTCTACAGTTCTGAAATGAGTAGTCTTATAGGTAAAGATTCAACTGACATTTTATACTATTCTGTAGACTCTCCTTATGGAGCCGACATATTCCTTCGTGGAACTATACTCAAAGATCTTCTAATAATTGTAGATGACACTACAGATGCTGCAGCTTCCTACGCAAATCGTGGCGGAGCTGGTAATGCCGGAATAGTCCTAGAACACCTCGATGGAGATGTTAATACTGAACATTCAGTAGATAACTTTACCTTCGTCAGAGCAAGAATACAAAATGTTGCTATCATTAGCAAATCAATGGATGCTAATGGTAAGAACAACTCAATGGCAATATATCAGCAAGGTTTAATCTATGATGTTGTTTTTGATCAACTTTATCTCGCCCGCCTTGAATATGGTTTCTGGGGCGATTATCCTAGTGTAAATGAAACTGATATAGAATACGCTCCTGATTCATTAAAGTTTTTAAATGCCCTTATAGAGTGTATGAATCCTTTTAGAATCTACAATTCATTTGGTAGTACTATTGACAATATGCAAGTTTATGGTTCTGCCACAGATGACAAAGGAATTATATTTGAGAAAGTCACTTCCTCTACAAGGGACAATACATACTTCTGGAAAGTAGATAACCTATATCAAGAAATCGGAAATGCTGCAGGTGCAGGTGAAATAGGTAATATTGAAGGTAAAGGTCATATCTTTACAGGAGGTGTTTTAATTAATGCTGAGACTCCTCAATACTACACTTGGGCGGCTCGTTACTGCATCGTAAATGGAATGAGGATTAATAATAAAACTGGTGATTATTCTCTTTCAGTTACAGGAAATAGCAACAGATTCTCCAATATTGTAACTGCTTTCAATGCAAGAGATTGGTTCGTTGATACAGGAGACGGAAACAGAATTGATATATTTGATTCCGCTGCAAGTACTGATAAATCAAGTACAAGACCTATAACTCAAAATGTGTCAAGAAATTCTTATCCTGCTCTAGCACTTACAAGTCACTTCGCTCATAATCTACCTTCAACTCCTTACTTTGGAAATGAAGATTTATTCTTCTGGCCTACTGATATAAACTGGACTTTGCCTGCTACTCAACCTACGATAACAAAAGATTCCACTGTTGGTGGATCAGGTGAATACGCAACAATGATTGCTCCTGGAGGAGATTATTATTTCACTCGAATTGGTATGGCTTCTCTTCTAGCCGGTTATCAAGTCCCTCTTGGAAAAGTAAGAATCTACGCAATGGTGAAGACAGCTGATTCAGACACAGTCCAAGAATGGGCTATTGATGTAAATGGAGCTGGAACAGAAATAGATGATAAAGAATGTCTTGTAACAACTGCGTGGTCTGTAATTAATTTTGATGCTGATCTTACCGGACTTACTAAAGGTCATGATGTCTTTATTAGAGCAGGCGCTCCAACAGCAAATCAAGCATGGGATTTAGCTTGGGTTGCAATCGTTCCTTATGTTGAGCATAACTTAGGTGCTCATATTGGAAGTGATTGGGGTGTTTATGACTTTGATGTAAATGGTGGGGCTGTTGCAGATCATGTTATTGGAACTTTATTTGACAATGCTACTATCACAAGAGCTTACTATCAAATCATAACTCCATTCACTAGTGGTGGTGCAGCTACTGTTGCTATTGATATTGCAACAAATGATGTAAATGGAATTGTTACAGCGACTGCATATAACAACGCAGTTTTCAATGTTGGATATCATGAAGCTATTCAAACTGGTACAGTAGCAACTTTTTCAACTCAGACTACTAATGTAAGACACATTGAACTTGCAGTTGCTGGAGCTGTCCTTACAGCAGGTAAAATCAAAGTATTTTGGGAATACGTTGTAGGAGAATAATTGGAACAGGAACTTCAAGACATACTTTCAGCGTGCTCATTAAGCACCGAAATGACAGCGAAGACTTTCTTCCCTGAGCGATTTCATTTACCTTTCGCTCCGAAAGTTCATGGAGAGATCTTTAAACTCATCGATGGTCCTGAGAACAAAGTTGCAATCGCTGCCCCTCGTGGGTGGGGTAAGACTTCAGTTGTAGCTCTTGCCCTAATGGCACGTTATATCTTGTTCAACCATACAGGTTTCATCTGCTACATCAATAAATCCCATGACGCAGCTGGACTTCAAACTGAAAACTTACGGCGTGAATTAGTTACCAATCGAACTATCCGTCATTTCTTCGGACACTTCAAATCACGTGATGCTAGCAAGATTGACTTTGATGAAGTTTTTTCAAAGAAAGCTTGGGTTGCTTATAATACTTTGGTTTGGCCACGTGGAGCAGGCCAGCAAGTTCGAGGTGTACTATTCAAGGATGACCGACCTGGATTGATTGTCATAGATGACCTTGAAGATCCTGAAAAGATAATGAATGAGGAAATTCGTAAAGCTTGGAAACGCTGGCTTTATGCTGATGTGATTAAGGCAATCCCAAGGATTCATCGTAACTGGAAAATCGTCTACATTGATACACTAAAGCATGAAGATTCATTACTTCAGAAGTTGCTTGAATCAAACGAGTGGGCTTCAATTCGTCTCGAAGCCTGCGATGATGAATTTAAATCTACTGCACCTGAGTTCATGTCAGATGATGCAATCCAAGTTGAATGGAATGAGCATTGTGAAGCGGGCGAAACTGACGTTTTCTTTCGTGAGCTTCGAAACCTTCCAATCTCGTCCAAGGATGCTATATTTCAAAAAGATTACTTCCGATACTACAACCATACAAGGGAAGAAAATATAGCTGAGAATGACCTTAAGATGACTGATGCAGATGTTCAGATGGACAAGTGGACTGAAAATGTAGTAATCCTTGACCCTGCTAAAACTGTAAAAATCCACGCTGCTGAATCTGCAATAATAGGAATCGGAATTGACTTAACCAAAGGTCGACTTTACGTCAGAGACATTGTT